AGGAGAATATTATGCCTAGAAGTGGAGGCGGAAGGGACATGGGCCTTGGCGACATTGGTGGTCCAGATATTGTCTTTAAGCGAAAATATCGCTGGACACTAACAATTGAGTCACCATGCGGTCCTGAAATTCCAGAAACCGTAGTCAAATTGGCTGCACGTCCTAACCTAACAATCGAAGAAACCGAGATTAACTTCTTGCACGGCAAGACGTGGATTCCCGGAAAAGGTACATGGGAAACGATCACCGTCACCTTCTACGACGTAGTAGGTGTACCGGGTGCTGGTACGAGTTCGCTATTCGGATGGCTTGCCACCGTTTACAACTTTACCGATCCTGTCGGTCTACACCAATCCTCTAAGCGAGGTTCTGGTACGGGCAGTGGTGGTTACGCGGGTATTGCAACACTTCAGTTGTACGATGGTTGCGGCACTACGATGGAGCGTTGGACGCTCGAACACGTATGGCCACAAGCCGTCAACTTCGGTGAACTTGATTACTCAAGCTCTGAAGAATGTACAATCGAATTGACACTGCGATACACCAACGTCACCTACGAAACCGTTTCCTGTGGAAACATTTTCGACCCCTGCTGTGCAGGTTGTGTGTAATCAAAGTAAGGGTTACTTATGCCTAGAAGTGGTTTTGGCCAAGATATGGGCCTGGGCCACCTGTCAGACGCAGACCTTGTTTTCAAGCGTAAATACAGATGGACGCTTGAAATACAAGGTCTTTGCGTCGGTGACATCCCACCGTTTTATGTCAAGACAGCAGCCCGACCTAATCTCACCATAGACGAAACTGAAATCAATCACCTACACGGTAAGACGTGGATTCCAGGCAAGGGAACCTGGGAAACCATATCCGTCACGTACTACGACGTATTAAACAATCCGTCGTTGTCAACGCTGTATAGTTGGTTGGCATCAGTTTACAACTACACTGATCCCGTTGGAATGCACCAATCCTCTAATCTAAGAGGATATGCAGGAAAAGGAATCTTGAAGTTGTATGATGGGTGCGGCACGACCATTGAAGAATGGTGGCTTCATCATATGTGGCCACAAGCGGCAAATTTTGGTGATCTTGACTATGCTAGTTCGGATGAAGTGGTTATTGAACTGACAATGCGTTATGCCTTCGCAGAACTCAGACCTAACAACTGTGCTGCTCCCGTCGATCCCTGCGGATCAGGCTGTGCAGGAACATTTACCTCTTCTCAACTAGCAATTTTGCTCACCAAAGTAATTGTTGGGCCACCCGTTACGATACCACCAACTTCACCATTACCACCCTCATTCCCGTTAGCTCCATAATAAGGAACAAACATGCCTGCAAGTGGATCAGGACGAGCAATGAGTTGGGACTTTGGTTTGGAAAGCCCTGACCTTTGTCTGCCAAGAAAAAATCGTTGGTTGTTTAAGATACCCGACGTGTCAGCAGAAGGGGCAAACACTCTCCCGCCCCAAAAAGGTTCGCGGCCAAGTCTGTCTTTCAAAGAAATGGAAGCACAGCATTTAACCGAAACTATTTACTTTCCCCAAAAGCCAGAATGGAAGCCAGTTTCGCTAACACTTTATGAACCAACAGCCAAAACTATGGGTGGGCACCCTGTTTGGGAATGGGTCAAGAAGTGTTATCGAGTCACTGACGCAAGCGTTCTTTGGACGCCATCTGCCGAGGTAATGAAAGAACGAGCCACACTAGAAATGTACAACGGTTGCGGAGACGTTCTCGAAACTTGGGTGTTCGAGAACGCATGGCCGCAAGCCGTTGAATTTGGTGATCTTGATATGAGTTCTAGTGATGTTGTCACTTGTGATCTAACGATTCGCTACGACCGAGCTTACATTCAGTAACTACTCTTCATCGTCATAATCTACATCACCTTGAAGGATTTCTTTGCAAGCCTCCAAGGCTTCTTCAAGTTCCTTCGTTTTCCATCCTAAAACGCGACACGCACCGCTTTTGTTGAGTCGTCCTTTTTTTGTGTAGACTTTCGTCTCATTCATTAGTAACGCTTCAATCAATTCGCCATACCCTTGGTCAACCAATTTTTGTATAAGCTCTTGTCTCTCAATTATTTCTGTCATACTACTCATTTTCACCCCACGTTGCAGTAATCTGCAAGTAAACAATTATATGAACTGAAATATTTCAATCAAGAAGGTTTATGACCTGTATCTTGCATCATTTATGGTCTTTTTCTTGGGTTGAGAGCAACCATTTCTGGCCAATTCTTGCTCGAACTTATTTCTGACCAGTTCCAGGTACTTTCTTTTCAGTTCGTTGTAGTTTCTCGCAGTTCGGTAAAGTTGCCGAAAATGATTGAGAATACACGTAGTCATGTAGTTGAAGGCTTTGCCCTTACGGGGATCAAAGCGGTCTACTTTCTCGAAACAAATGAGAACGCCTTCTTGTACGGCGTCATCGTGGTCGATGAGTCGAAACTTCGCATAGCGAATTAAATTCTCTGAAAGCAAGTAAAAAGCAATCGCCAACTCATCTTGTGCCTCGCCAAAATCGTTCAGAATCAATTCAAAAGTCTCTTCAGTCAGGCACCAAGACTGAGGCTTGTCATAGCGATTTCTGATCGCTGTCATTTTGTCCGTAGTCGTTATATCCTCAACGATCAATTCGTACTTGTTCTTTTGTCTTTTTACTTCTTGGAATTTTCCAATGATCCGCTCGAAATCTCTGTTGTTGAGATACTCTGTTGCCATGAGGCTCCTACTCTAAAAAGAAACGAAAATGGGTATCTATCTACTGTACTTCCCCCCATTTTTCCCCAATTCACTCCAACTTCTATTCTTTCAAGAGCCTCAACCTTGGCCTCTTCAAACCATTTCTTGGCTGTTTCGCACCTATACTAAGTCATGGACATATATCAAACTCTGCTAGAATTGATTGAAAAACCAACTGCCGTTCGACCGTACAGAAAGCTCAAAGAACTGTATCTAGCTCGCGGGATGCTCCATGAATCCAATGCATTCGGCCACCTAATAGAGAAAAGGTTTGTGAAAAATGCGGACCCCGTTAACAACTCATCTGATAATAAGGAATGACGAAGAATGGGTCGAAGAAGCCCTGAAGTCCGTATTGCCACTTGATGGGTACATTTTCGTGGCAGACATTGGCAGCACAGACAACAGTCCTTATATCTGTGAAAGCTACGGGGCCGTGGTCAAAAGACTATCGCTCAATCACGACCTAAGCCAAGTTCGCAACCTGATGATGAAGACAGATAAACAACCGTGGCAATTTTATCTGGAACCTTGGGAGAAGGTCTTAACTGGCACGGATGAAATCAAGAAGATTTGCACGACCAGGGGGAACTCGCAACTCTATCGAATGCCAGTGGTTCAAGGTGATATTATCACGAAAGAAACCCGTTTGTGGCATCGAGAGTCCGGGGCCAAATTCGTCCACCCAATCAACGAAACAATATTGGGAGAAAGCCAGGAGATTTCCGCTGTGATCCTTCAAAAGAAGGTGTCGAACAGGAGAGAAATACATCAGGAAATCATGGCGAAATGGCGAGAGAGATCGCCACTAAACACAAACCTTCTTTACATGGAAGCCTGTGACCTGCTTATCAGGAAACAATGGAAGCCGTTTTTAACCAAGGCGGAACACTACTTGTTTCAAGAAAAACAGGACTTAATGCCAATTACAATGACCCGATACTACATGGCGATGGTTCTGTGTTATGCTTTTTCTCAGTTCGAGACTGCTACCAAGTACATCGCGGCTTGTATCCACAGTCGGCCTCTAATGGCGGAATACTGGTGTTTATTGGGAGATATTCATTACAAGAAGAAAGACTACGAACGAGCAAAGGTGTTCTACGAAAACGCTATCGACCTGGGCAGCCAACGACCAGCAGACGAATGGCCTATTGAGGTTCAAAAATACCGAAAGTACCCTCAACAGATGATTCAATCATGCAAGGATGTCATCAGCAAATCAAGAGAATATCTAGGCTGATTCCGCACTGATATAATTGTTGATTCTAGCTTTGATGTCCTTCTTCAAAGTATTCATTTCACCAAGCTCGTTGCGTTGAAGGGCGATCACTTTCTTTTCAAGCTCTTTATTGGAAGTGATGTCCGTCAATGACCCCTCTAAGCATGGGGAATCTTTGCAAAAATGAGCCGACACCATCACCCATTTTTCTTCGCCGCTCGGCAAGTGCATCTTGATTTCAAAATCAGTTACTTGGCCGTATTTTGCCACTTTTTCAATAAGTTCCTTGCGAACTGATTTGGGATACAAGTCGGTGGCTTTAATGCTCTTCTGAAGTTCTTCTAAACTGTCATATCCCAACATTTTCAAGCAGGCAGGATTGACCATCAAGAACTTTCCAGTTTTCAGACAAGTTCGATAAAACCCAATGGGTGCCGTTTCGTAAAAATCCTTATACGATTCCATAATTCCCTCCAAAATGCCTTTCCTATTATTTATGGCGTTTGAAGTCATTTTCAGTAAATCACATCAAGTTCATTGACGACTACTGTGACCTGATCTTCAAAGCGAGAAACAGCCAATTGCTTACGTCCAGGAGGTAATTCATGAAGTTTTTTCTCCAAATCATCCACATGGCAATTGATAACTAACCAGTTATTTTCTGCCAATTTCCTGATTTCTTCATCGGGGTCCGTTAGCTCCCGGCCTGGGTAATACTCGTTGAGTTGCTCTCTAGCCTCTCGCAGCACCCGTCGATAGATGGGCACGTTGCAAGCACAACCTGGGTTTTGCATGTATTTGCGAAGATCATCAGTCCAATCTTCTCCGAGGCTGTCTCTAAATCTCTTGTCCCTCAGAGCTTGTTTTACTTCCATCAGTCCAATGGGTTTGCTCATCGTGTGTTTCCTGTATCTTTTTAGGAGCGATCATACGCCCGCAGTTGGGGCACTTGAATTTTTTGGGGCGTTTCTTGAATTCCGGTACTATCGCCTTCTTATCAACCGGGTCCAAATAGGGAATCTTACCCTGAATGGAAGAAAGAGGAACCTCTACCAAATCATCAATATCAGTTCCGTCTGTATATCGGTTGTAGTGGCAATGTTGACAGTAAAAGCGATATGTCTTAATGGACATCGTTCTTCTCCAGGTTGACAATGGTTCCCGCCTCGACCCAATTCAAAAACGTAGCTGCGAAATTGGCAAGGAAGCTACCTGCAAATCCCCCGACCAATACCGTCCACCAAGACGGCGAATAAACGGCCCAAGCACAGAACATGCCGCACCAAAATCCGCAACACATATAACAATCCACAAGAGATTTGAACTTCTCTGGAACGACTTTCTTATATGCTTCACGGAAGAACTCTAGGATACTGCTGTCCACAATGATGTGGGTCATGCCTATGGCTGCTGTGGCAAAAAGTAAAAAATTAGACATCATTATCTCCAAAACGATATGTGTACTTGATCCCGATCTCGATAAAGACAAAAGTCCTGGAATCCGGCAATCTCACACAATTCGCCTTCCAGTTCGTCCAAAGTGGCAGATTTATTTATCACAATACGCTCATCTATCGAGTCCAGGATAATAGAGTCATCGAGGTATTTTTCCAGCTTCTCGATCTGTTCTCCCTTCAGACCGTTTAGCACATCCAGGACAGCCCTTTTACCCATCTGTTTCAGACCGGGTATCCGTTGGGCCAAACGCCATTGATCGAAGTTCGGAGCAAATTCGGGAAATAGCTTCTGAGCTTCGCGGTCATGGAAAATTACTTCCTCGATATTATTCAGATTTATTTGCATGTAACTATTATAGTGGCACTAGGGAAATAACCCGTTTTGAGATTCTAAGGAGAACTTATGGCTGACGAAAATGTTTTTCGACCAACCCCGAATGAAAGTGATCCGCCTACACCAGAAGCAGCGTCCAATCAAGAAAAGTTGGCTGGAATTGACGCAGTTCGAGCAGCCGCTTCTGAGAGTGGTGGTGAAGAAAGAGTCCGTCCAAGTGAAGGCGGCGGAAGTTTTGAAGTGAGCGGCAACATGCCTCCAGCAATGCTGGAAGCTATGCGTCAAGCCCAAGGTGGCGGATCAGAGCAACAACCCAAGCGTGGCTTTGGCAGCATGGGCGGAAACAAGCCCAAGCAGCGGTCGCAGAAGAAAGAGTCAACTGACAACACTTTCGTTCAACGACACGGTGGTAGCGATCACCTGAAGGAACTGCTTGCTGGTTTGAAGCAGTCTACTTCCATCTATGAAACTCTGGAATTGCCTTCCAGGGGCCGTTTCTACAATGGAGACGATGGGCCAGCAGATGGCGTCATTAACATTCGCCCCATGACGGGTGAAGAAGAGCAGATTCTTGCTACCCCTCGATTCGTTCGTAAGGGACAAGCAGTCAATATGATCTTCCAGCGTTGTATGCAAGGCAACTACAACCCTGATGAGTTTCTGACCATTGACCGAACATATCTGTTGATCTACCTGCGTGGTATTTCTTACTCGCCAGAATATGACGTTGAAGTCAAGTGTCCTGACACAGAGAAGAAGTTCTCTACCACAATTGACTTGAACAGCCTTTACGTGGAGTCATGCCCGGACAATTTCGGTCCTGTACTGGAAGACGTATTGCCGACTTCGGGATACAAGTTCAAGTACATGCTGTCCAGAGGTAAGGACGAGAGAGAAATCCAAGATTATCGTGAACGTCGCATCAAAATGTTTGGTGATGCCTCTGCCGATGATACTTTGATTTATCGAACCGCCATGCTACTCGACAACATCGAAGGACTGAGCGACATGAGAGAGCTACAACAGCTTCTCAAGGGTCTGCCAATCAATGATGTTGCTTACCTGCGTGGTTGCATTAACGAGCCTCCGTTTGGTGTAGAGACTTCGGTCACTATTGTTTCGCCGTTTACAATGGAGGAGTTTGAAATTGAACTACCGTTGGAAGCAAATTTTTTCTTCCCACGCCGCAAGAAGAGGGACGACACCCAAGCCTAGACTTATGGGAAGGTTTAGCAGAAGAAGTCTTCTTCTTCATGTATCACATGCAACAACCTATGGGTTCGTCAATGTCCCTCCCGATCAACCTGAGAAAATGGATTATCGAAAGGTTCATCAAACAGAAAGAAAAAGAAAACGAGGCGATGGAATCCGCCAAGAGAAAGGCGAAGGCCGGTTCAAGATCGAGGTAAAATGCAAAAGTATAAAAACCACTGGCTCGACCAACGCGAAAAGAAAAAGCGTATCAAACAATGGGAACGCTTGGAATTGTTGTCTAGCAATTGCTGGCTGATATGGAAAAAAGACGTTGAGAAGTATAAGGATAAATACACCACCGACATACACTGGATTAGTGGAAACGCTAATCCAGTGCGGGATGAAACGATTCCTGTTCAACTTGATTCACACGCCAACGGTCGCAACAAAAGACAGCTTGAAACAAAGGTCAATGAGTTGGTCTTTCTAGCTTATGAGAACCGCGATCCAGAGATAAGGGAGTAAAAAATGGCAAAAGAAAGATTTCAGAATCCGACATGCGGCGATGATATTCAATTACGTCTACTGGTTTACAATTCCAACAATTTGAGAAGTGTAAAGAGCGTAGACAAGGTTGAAATCTTCTTCTGTGATCCTGATGCCGTCACATCGACCAATCCAGATGGTCGTACACTGGTGGAGACGTTTACTGAAAGTGATGTCACCCTAGAAGACGTGGGGAAGTACCTTCTCACCGTGACCTTAGAATCCCCCAATTACACTATTGGGCAATATGTCGATTCATGGACGTTGACATTCGAGGATGGGGAGTGTGCAGTTGCCACTATTGAAAATCACTTCTCGGTCTATCCCGACCTGTGGTTTACGACTCCAACTCCACCAGTGTACGATTTTAAGCTGGAATTTAGACCGAATCGAATCCGAAAAGGATCGAAGCAATATCTCATTATTCGCGTTACACCTAATGTCCCGACGAAAGCTGATCTCAACAAATTTTACGAGAACCTAGCAATCGTTTCCGACTTACGTGTATCCATCAAACAGGTCTGCGGCGAGTGTATGCCCGTCGAAGATGACCTGCGTCTCATCGTTGATCGAGCATTGATTGACTACCGAGAAAAATGCTTCGGATATTACTTCCTGGATACAACCGAATTAGAGTGCGGCATCTACGATGTCTGGTTTGAACTCTGCTTTGGAGAGAACTTGTTTGTCACTGAGGCAAACCAATTGGAGATATATGGATAAGAATGATTTTCAACCGCGTGGCGATGTTCATATCGAACATCGTGCTATGGAGCCGAAAACTCTGAAGGCTCTTGCCAAAAGTCCTATGGACAACAAATTCAGAGTAGTCCTGAAAAGCAAGCCGGATTTATCCGAACAGTTCATCAGAGTCTCCCTTAACTTGTCTCAGGATTTTGTAGAATTTGACGTGATAGAAACTCCCAAGTGGGAAGTGTTGAACTGGTTATTGAGCGTCAAAAATGAAGAACCAGTCGAGGGCGGCGAATCAATCACCCTTCTTTCCTTGGATGAAAACAAGAAGGGCAAAATCTTATGCATGTTGCAACTAGAAGGACTGAGGCTCATCAACCACGAATGTCAATTTGCCAAGCAGGCTGTTAACCCTTGGGGAGTAGATGCCGATAATGGCGAAACTCTGTATCATGATGTTAGAATTTCGTTTGAGAAGTGCGAAAGGGTTAACGAACAGGTTTCTGTATGATGGTAGAAACTCCGAAAAAGCACCATCTGATTAAAAGTTGGAGTGATACCAATGGGCAAACACACGAAACGCCGCAAAGTACATAGCAGAGATTAAAACCCACAAAAACAATTCAGCTAAATTGAATTTCATATGTGTCTCCAAGAACAAAAAAGGCCCCGGATGTTATGTTATCCGGGGCCTTTGTCATAAACGCCCACCTTGTACCCA